AACTAATGGTAGAAATGATCCATATGTAAGAATTAATAATAAATCTGATGACGTTCCAAATCCTCAGTTTGATGAATACTATATCTACACGATGAAACCTAGTTACCCAACTGGTATGGTGGCACAGGCAGGTAAAGGTACAACAAAAATAGCAAAAGACTCAATAACATATTGTACATCAGGTTTAGTAGATCGTAATAAGAACCGAGTTCTCTCGTATCTTCATAAAGCAATCAAAGCTTTAAATCAATTAAGAATGATTGAAGATAGTCTTGTAATTTATAGATTATCAAGAGCACCAGAAAGAAGAATATTTTATATTGATGTAGGTAATCTACCAAAAATTAAAGCAGAACAATACCTTAGAGAGGTAATGAACCGCTATCGTAATAAGTTAGTTTACAACGCACAAACTGGAGAAGTTCGTGATGATCGTAAATTTATGAGTATGATGGAGGATTTTTGGTTGCCTAGAAGAGAAGGTGGTCGAGGGACTGAAATCACAACACTACCAGGTGGACAAAATCTTGGAGAACTTGCCGATATTGAATACTTCCAGAAAAAATTATATCGTGCGTTAGGTATTCCTGAGTCTAGAATTGCTGCAGAAGGTGGATTTAACTTAGGTCGTTCATCAGAAATACTAAGAGATGAACTTAAATTTGCAAAGTTTGTGGGTCGTTTAAGAAAACGTTTTGCTGCAATGTTCAATGATATGCTGAAAACTCAGTTAATATTAAAGAATATCGTAACTCCAGAAGACTGGAAACAAATGGAGGATCATATTCAATATGACTTCTTATATGATAATCAATTTGCAGAACTCAAAGAAACCGAAATGATACAAGGTCGTTTAGGTAATCTTGCACAAATTGAACCATATATTGGTAAGTATTACTCTACAGAATTTGTGAGGAAGAGAATTCTTCGTCAAACAGATCAAGAAATTGAAGAGATTGATATGCAGATTGAGGAAGAAATTAAGAATGGCATACTTCCAGATCCATCTCAAGTTGATCCAATAACAGGTGAACCACTACCTCAAGAAGGTGGAGATCTAGGAGAAGTGCCTCAAGATGATAACTTAGATGCACAAGGACAAGTAACTGATGCAGAGTATCAGAAGGATACCAAATCAGCCGAGATATAAATAAACATATTGCTATAAATTAATCTTATGGAAGAATTAGTGGATTTGATTGCGACAGACGCTAGTGCTAGTGATGTTTCTGATAAAATAAAGGATGCATTAATGGCAAAAGCAGCTGCCCGAATAGATGCTTTGAAACCAGAAGTTGCATCAACTGTATTTACAGATGAAGCACCAGAGGAAGAAGAAGTATCAGATGAACAACCAACTGAAGAGGACGAATAATGAAACTCATCACAGAAGAAATCTCACAAGTTAAATTTATTACCGAAGGTAAAGGTAAAGGAAAAAAACTTTGCATTGAAGGTATATTTCTTCAAGGTGGTATAAAAAATCGTAATGGAAGAATGTATCCTGTTGATATTCTTGAAAGAGAAGTTAACAGATATACTAATACCTTTGTTAAACAAGGTAGAGCACTTGGTGAACTTGGTCATCCCGAAGGTCCTACTGTAAACCTTGATCGTGTATCTCACAAAATTACCTCGCTCGTAAGAGAGGGAAATAATTTTGTAGGTAAAGCACAATTACTTTCAACTCCAATGGGTAAGATTGCATCATCTTTAATAGGTGAAGGAGTTAAACTTGGAGTATCTTCTCGTGGTGTTGGATCACTAAGAGAAAGTAGTAATGGTTGTAAAATGGTTGGTGAAGACTTTCAATTAGCAACCGCTGCTGACATAGTAGCAGACCCTTCCGCACCAGACGCTTTTGTGAATGGAATTATGGAAGGAAAAGAGTGGGTCTGGGAAGGTGGAACCCTTCGTGAAGAACTCGCTGAAAGAACTGAGAAGCGTATTAATACACTTGTCACCCAAAAAAGATTAGAGGAAAAGAAGTTAAGTCTATTCCAAGATTTTCTAAATAACCTCTAAGTTTAAGAAATCTATAAATAAGTATAGATTCTTACGAATTTCAATAAACCACGGTAACTTTTTACACTAAATGGAAAACATCGAAGAACAAGTAGTCACCAAAGGTGCAAAACCTGCAGATCCAATGCCTTCATCAGGCATTCCAGTAGAAGATCTAGGTGGTCCTACACCAGAAAACTATAAACCTGATGACGATTCAGCTAAGCTGAAGGATCCATCTGCAACTCTTGCACAAGTCAAGGACGTTGTTAATGCTAAAGCTGCAAAAGCAGAAGAAGCAGAAGTCGATGGGGAAGTTATCGAGGAGGAGGAGGCAACTACTGATGAGGTAGTCGCTGAAGAGGAAACAACAACTGAAGAGGAATCATCAGAAGTTGTTGCCGAAGAGGAAACTTCTGAAGAAGAAGTCATCGAAGAGGAAGAGGAGAAAATCGACATCGAAGCAGATGTTGCTGCTCTAATCGAAGGTGAAGAACTTTCAGAAGAGTTCCAAAGCAAAAGCAAAGAACTATCTTTGAGGGAGCAATCAGATCTAAGGTTGCAGAAATCAAAGAAGAATTGCAAGAATCTTATGCTACTGCTCTTGTTGAGGAGTTAGACAAGATTAAGGAAGGATTAACTGAAAGAGTTGATGCTTACCTTGAGTACGTTGCAGACGAGTGGATGCAAGAAAATGCACTACAAGTTGAGAACGGACTTAAAACCGAAATGACAGAGTCATTCCTAAGTGGAATGAAATCTCTATTTGAAGATCATTATGTAACTATTCCTGAAGAGAAATATGATGTACTTAATAGCATGGTAGACAAGCTTGATGAAATGGAGAATAAACTCAATGAGCAAATTGATCGCAATGTTGCTCTAAATCGTAGATTGGCAGAATCCACAGCAGATGTAATTTTTGCAGATGTTGCTGAAGGTCTAGCAGACACTCAGAAGGAAAAACTCGCTACTCTTGCAGAAAATGTTGAGTTTGAAAGTGAGACAGACTATCGTGAGAAACTAGGAACACTTAAGGAATCTTATTTCCCAAGTAAAACTAGTGCTCCAAAGAGCACCTCTGAGAATTTATCAGAAGAGGTTTCAACAGATGAAGCACCTTCAGTAGAAGTTGCTCCTAGAATGCAAGCCTACTTGGATATCTTGTCCAGAGCTGCCAAAAAGTGAATTTAACATTTATTCAAACAATAAACCGTAAGAGGTAAATTTCAAATGCAAATGTATAACACAGAACATTTGCAGGAAAAGTGGGGACCTATCCTCGATTTTGACGGAGTTGATCCAATCAAAGACGCACATCGTAGAAACGTCACCGCAATCCTGCTTGAAAACCAAGAAAAAGAATTAAGAGAGGAAGCATCTTTCCTTTCAGAGCAACCAACAATCACAACAGGTTCTGGAGCAATCTCCAATAATGTTGGTGGTGCTGGTTTTGGTGCAAAGGCTGCTGATGCAGGTCCTGTTGCAGGTTTCGACCCAGTGCTTATCAGTCTAATTCGTCGTTCAATGCCTAACTTGGTGGCATACGATTTAGCTGGTGTACAACCAATGAATGGTCCTACAGGACTTATCTTCGCAATGAGATCCAGATTCAACAACCAGTCTGGAACAGAGGCATTATTCAACGAGCCAGATTCAGCATTCTCTGGTCAGGACTCAGGATTAGATGTCACATCTGGTTTCGTAAATGGAACAGTTGGTTTAGGTACAACTGCACAGCAAGGTTCAAATCCAGGACTTCTAGATGGTACAGTCCCACAAACTGGTGACGGTACTACCTACAACGTCGGTACTGGTATGAGAACAGACGACGCTGAAGCACTTGGTAACGCAACTGGCGACCACTTTAACGAGATGGCATTCTCAATCGAGAAAGTTACAGTTACTGCGAAGTCCAGAGCACTAAAGGCAGAGTACAGTTTAGAACTTGCTCAAGACCTTAAGGCGATCCACGGATTGAACGCTGAAGCTGAGTTAGCAAATATCCTTTCAACAGAGATACTTGCTGAAATCAACAGAGAAGTTATCAGAACAATCTATAACGTCGCTGAACCAGGAGCACAAGCAAACGTTGCTTCAGGTGGAACATTCGACTTAGACACAGACTCCAACGGAAGATGGTCAGTTGAGAAGTTCAAGGGTCTTATTTTCCAGATGGAAAGAGATGCCAACGCAATCGCACAAAGAACTCGTCGTGGAAAGGGCAACATGATCCTATGTTCTGCTGACGTTGCTTCTGCACTAACAATGGCTGGTGTACTTGATTACACACCTGCATTGAATGCTAACCTTAACGTAGACGACACAGGCAATACATTTGCTGGTGTATTACAAGGTAAGTATAGAGTGTACATTGACCCATTCGCTGCTAACGTAAGTGCTAACCAGTACTATGTTATGGGTTACAAGGGTTCATCTCCTTATGACGCAGGATTATTCTACTGCCCATACGTTCCTCTACAGATGGTTCGTGCGGTTGGTCAGGATACATTCCAACCTAAGATTGGATTCAAGACCAGATATGGTATGGTTGAGAACCCATTCTCACAAGGACTTACACAAGGACTTGGAACTCTTACACGTAACACAAACCGTTACTACAGAAGAGTTAAGGTTACAAACCTTATGTAATAAATATCTCGTTCGAGATAACAGAGACTCCTTCGGGGGTCTCTTTTTTTGTTTAAGATTATGTTAAGATATACTAACAAATAAATATTTGTAAACTCGGTATTTGGTCATGTTACATTTATTAGGTAGGGGACAAGCACCAGAGTGGGACGATGATAAGCATGATATTGATGAAGTTTTTGCTTTTATGTGTTATCGTGGATTACATTATGCAAAAACTGTTTATATAAATGTCAGTATGGAAGGTCCCTCTTGGTTCTTAAATAACCCAAGGAAAGATGATAAGAGATCTAGTTAAGTCTAACGATAATATTTTACATCACGAGATTAGACCTTGTGGTGTTAATGTTGATCGTCATTTTGTAGCAAAGACATTAATTGAGAATATGATCCATTACGAGGGGGTCGGTCTTTCTGCAAATCAAATAGGCATGGATGTGAGAGCGTTTGCTATGATAAGAGATATAGAACATAATGAGGTAATTGTATGTTTTAATCCAGTGATACTTGATAGTTCTGGTGATTTTAATTGGTGTGAAGAAGGGTGTTTATCATATCCAGATAAATTTATTAACGTTCAGAGACCAGATAAAATTGATGTAATGTATGAAGATGAGGAAGGTAAAGAACATAAAATTAAACTTGAGGGTTTTCCATCAAGAGTTTTTCAGCACGAGTATGATCATTTAGAGGGAATTGATTTTACTGAGAGATAGTGCTATAATAGGTGAATGAATAATCCTAGATTTTACTATTCAACTTTTGCTGGAAACTGGGAATATAATAACCAGAAAAATAAAGTATTAGATTTAAAGTATATTAACGATAATCTATTATCTAAAGATAGATTACAGATTATTAAACTTAAAGAAATTG